AGCAGCAAGCGTTTATTGAGGAGTATTTGCGGACTTGGAACGCCACGAAGTCTGCTATTGCTGCTGGATATTCTGAAAAGACTGCGTATTCAATTGGTCAAGAAAACCTGAATAAACCTGAAATTAAAGCCGAGATTGACAAGCGTGTAGATGAAAACGCAATGACAACCAACGAAATATTGTCAAGGCTTGCAGATATTGCCAGGTCAAACTTTGAGGACATTATTGAGTATGATGAAAATGGACATAAGCAGGTTGGCATTGACGTTGCACATAAAAACAAAAAACTTCATTTGATAAAATCAATTATTCCAACTAAAGAAGGAACTAAATACGAATTTCACGATCCTATCAAGGCTCTTGAGTTACTTGGAAAAACAAAAGGCTTGTTTACTGACAAAATAGATGTTACAACGCAAGGCGAAAAGGTGAACTCAATAGATGGATATGATAGAGCAATATCTACACTCACTAATGCCATCCGAGAAATCATACCTAGCCAGGATTCAAAACAAGACGGCGCTTTGGATACCGCAGAGTAAGCCTCAATGGTTAGCGGTACTTTCAAGGGCTGACGAATTATTTTACGGCGGGGCTGCGGGTGGTGGTAAGTCGAGTTTATTAGTTGGAATGGCCGCTGAATTAGCAGAACACGCGGCTATTTTTCGTAGAGTGTACCCAAACCTAAAAGAACTAATTAGGCAAGCAAGGGATGTTATCGGTACTGACGGCAAGAACGGAAAAGAGAATAAGTCAGAGCATACCTGGGACTTGCCTAATAATCGATCAATCGAATTAGGCGCGGTGCAATACGAGGACAATAAGACCGACTGGCAGGGTAGACCTCACGACCATAAACTATTTGACGAAATCACTGAATTTACAGAATCGATTTATGTGTTTATTTGTGGATGGATTCGATCAACTAATAAAGGTCAAAGAGTAAGGGTAGTTTGTACTGGAAACCCGCCAACAAGTGAAAGCGGTAACTGGGTAGTAAGAAGATGGGCAGCGTGGCTTGACCCTAAACATCCTAATCCTGCTAAACCAGGTGAGCTAAGGTGGTACGCAACCATTGACGGGGAAGAAAAAGAGTTGATGACTGGGAAGCCTATTGTTACTGAAAAGGAAACGATATACCCACTATCAAGAACATTTATTCCCGCTAAATTAGATGATAACCCGTTCCTTGCTGACGATAACAGGTATAAGTCTGTTTTGCAGTCACTTCCAGAACCATTACGATCACAAATGCTTTACGGTGATTTTCAAGCGTCCGCGATGGCCGACCCCTGGCAGATTATTCCTACTGAATGGGTTATACAAGCGCAGGAGCGATGGCGTAAAACAGAAAAGCCGGAAATTCCGCTAACGGCGGTTGGAATTGACCCAGCACGCGGTGGTAGGGATAACATGAGTATGTCACTAAGATACGATAATTGGTTTAGTGAAGTATCGTTTTGGCCGGGTGCTATTGTCAAGGACGGCCCAACGGCGGCAGCGCTTATTCAAAATATTTTAGGCAAACAAGAACCTGCTATAATGAATATAGATATTGGCGGTATTGGGTCGGCTGTTTACGATTCATTGAAGCCAATGTATAAATGTTTATTCGCTGTTAATGCCGCGTCCGGAAGTGATTACAGAGACAAAAGTGGTAAACTAAAGATGCGTAATCTAAGGGCAGAATATTATTGGAGAATGAGGGACGCGCTTGATCCGGTAAGCGGGGACAATATTTGTCTACCACCTGGAAACGAGATAGTAGCTGATTTGTGTAGTGCGAGGTATAGCTTGACAACTTCCGGAGTATTAGTTGAGGAAAAAGACGAAATAAAAAAGAGACTCGGAAGATCCCCTGATAAGGGTGAAAGTATTTTGTATTCTAATTACATTGGAAACAATATTAGTCCTAATAAAATGATTTCTTTCGCAGGATAGGAGTAACATGAGCATTATTGATAATCTTTTACGTGGCTTAGGGTATAGCAAGGCGAACCCGAAAAACTATCCTGCCTGGGCTTTAGAGCGGGCTGGCACTGAAGAAGTTTCATACCCTGATTACATGACTAATTATAGCCAGGTCGAATACTTTAAGCGGGTGTCTTGGGTGAATATTGCGGTAGACAAGGTTGCAACCGTTGGATCTGGCGCAAAGTTCAACGTCAAAAAGATGAATGGAGAAAAATTAGAGGATATTCCAAACCATGACCTTGAAAGGGTATTGAGAGCGCCTAATCCGTTAATGTCTCAGTCAGATTTGATTTATTCTACATTGGCTTATATGTGTGTTACTAATAATGCCTATTGGTGGATGAACAAAGTAAACAATAAGCCGGTTGAATTTTGGCTAATCCCTACTAAACAAATATCACCTATTCCTGACGAAAAACTATATATTAAGTGGTACGAATACGATCCTGGTAACGGAAGATTGATAAACCTACCAGTTGATGAGGTTGTGGCGTTTTCAGGATTTAACCCGGATTCAATGTTCACCGGATATAGTAATTTAGAATCATTGAAAATGGTCATGGATGCTGACGTAGCAATGCAGTCATGGAACAAGAGATTATTTGGTAAGAACAACGGCAAGCTGCCTGGGTTAATGGCTTTTGCAGATCCAATTCCAGATGAAGATTGGGAACAGATACAAAAGGACGTTGATAAAGCATCTTCAATTAGAAGCATTATGATGCTAAGAAACGTCAAGGCGGGCGGCGTTCAATGGATTCAAGCGGCGGCCAGTCAAAAGGATATGGAGTTCTTGAATAGCCGTTTAGCAAACAGGGATGAAATCTATTCAAGCATCGCCCCTGGATTGGCTTCTATTTTGTCAGTCAATGCAACCGAAGCGAACGCTAAGACCGGAAAGTCAACGATGATCGACTTCAAAGTTTATCCGATGCTAAAAAAGATTGGTGACGTTCTAACGACTAAGGTAATGCCAGTTTACGGGGATGGGTATATTTTAGAACCTGAAGATATTCGAGTAACTGACAAACTAATGGAACTAAAAGAAATGCAGGAATACGCAAAGACACACACGGTTGACGAATTACGTGAGAGATTCTGGAATGATAAGCCTTTAGAGGGCGAAGCTGGTAAACTATTAGTGAGTGTGGCGCAAAACGCAAAGAAACAAGAACCTAGGGTTGAAGTTCCTGTAAATCAACCAGTAAATGAAATCGTAGAACCAGAAAAACAAACAGACGAACCCGAGATGATAAAAGACATTAGGCCGGCTATGCTTGAACTAGACAAGTGGGAACGCAAAGCAAAGAAGGCTGGAAAACAAGTTGAATTTGTGGCGTATAACATTCCGGCTGAAATTGTGGATAGTATCAATAATGGTACTACATTTGATGAAGCGCGTAAAATGTTACGGCGTGATTCTGTAATACCGGTTGCTAATGCGATGATTGTAGAATCAAGCAAAAGGGACTATTCAGACGTTGCATTATTGAAACTTGCGGACGCGATAAACAATGCCGTTGAAAAATAGTATCTTATTTGACGTATGCGATTCAATACCTGCTTTATGGCATATCGTATCCATAAAGACATTAGAGATGTTTGACCGTCAGTTATGGTCATACGCTTTGGAGTTCTTTAGGGGCGAAGTATCAGACAACCAATTTGAAAGTGATTTTATCGCTGCGATTGAGAATCAACTTACTAAGGCATGGAACGAGGGCGCGGACGAAGTCGGTGTTCCTGTAAGTGAAATGACAGAGGATGACCTTGCAATTCTAAGTGGAATAATCAGTGAGGAAATAGGCTATCTAACGGGTCTAGCAGTTGACATAATCGACATCATAAAAGACACAGAGGGCATGACCGACAAAGAGGCTTTAGATGCGTTTAGATCACAATTCAGACCGAGAATTGATATTTGGGCAAGCAAGTATAATGAAGTTATGAATACGTCAAAGATTCACTTTGGTGGTAAGATCCGTCTCGTGTGGCGTTTAGGAGCTACTGAATTACATTGTGAAACTTGTAGCGCCTTAGATGGAATTGTGGCCTATGCTTACGAATGGGAACAATCAGGAATAACGCCAGGTGAATCAGGGTCAAGCGTCCTTTCGTGTGGCGGGTGGAATTGTGATTGCCGGTTGGAAGAAACTGACCAACGGAGATCCGCGGACGCTTTAGGTAGACTATTGGATATTGCAACTTCAGGGAATGTATGAGTAACTTCATCGGCATCGACATTTCGGGAATCACAACTATTTCAGAGCGCCTGAAAAGGTTACCTAAAGAAGCGCGTGATGCTGGCGTTGAAGCTGCCAACGAATATATAGTCAATTCTATGCAGACATACCCGCCTAAGTCTAGTAAACCTTTTGTATGGTCGTCTGATAAACAGCGAAAGTATGTAATGATGAAAATGAAACAAGCTGGTTTTCCTGGAAGATCACAGGAACTAAGGCAGGGATGGAGAGCGGTAGGAAAAGGATACAATCAGATTGTAGTAAACGAAAAAGAATATGCTCAATTTGTGCAAGGCGATAATCAGATTATCGGACACAGGGCTAATAATTGGCAGACCATAACAATGGTGCTAAAGAATAAGGGTAAGGATATTCTAAAGAAGTTTGAGGGCGGGGTTAAGTCTGCTATCAAAAAGTTACATTTGAGTTGATGTATAATTAAGTTGTTCAAGGAGAGAATATGAGTTTAACGTATGCAGATTTTGTAATAGCATTGTCAAAAATTAAGGAACATAAACAACCTGAATATTCATGTATTATCCATCCAAGATACTGGAATGGGTATAGTTATGTGGTTTATCCGAAGAACATCATTGCTATTGTATCTAGGTTCATTGGAGAAAAACTACACATTTGGAAACTGTATAATCGTTTTGTTGAAATACACTCATTCATTGGATGGAAGTATTATTATTCATCAAATGTAGTTTGCGAAGAATAGGGGAGAATAATGACAGGCGAACAATGGATAGACAAGAAGTATGATGAAATATTGGGTAGGGTTGAGGGTGGTTACTTTTTCGGTAAACAGGTAGACGTTAACGATCCAAAACAAGTAGCGCTTGCGTTTTATTACTTAGGACAATATGAGCTGAATGCGCAAACGCATAATGAATTGCAGTTATTCAGAGATTTGTAATTGACAGTATAGAATAAGGGCATTGACACAAAATAAATGTGTTATAATATTCATAACTAAATAGCGAACCGCTAGAGACTCTTGTAAGAGTGGCGTGTTGCAACTGATAGCCTGAATAAGGCTTGATTTTGCATCACGTCTTTTTTGTTATATGGAGTAAACATGGATGATTTGAAAATGGGTGCACGTAACAACGGTTATGACAAAGAACGTATCAAAGAGATTCGGTCATCTGCTAAACGTATCCATGAACTGACTAACGAAATGGAACCAGATGAGGATGACAAGACAACTAAATCAACTATGACTATGAGTTTGACTGAATACAAGATTACCGCGTCTACCGTTATCAAGGCTTTAGCAGATATGGAATTAGACGTGTTGTTAGTTCCTTTTGGCGGGCCGGATAACGGAAAGGACACAGACGGTCAATACTTCGATGCAAAGACCGTGACACAGCACGAGATTTATAAAACCATTCCTGCATACTATTATCACGGGTTCACGCCTGAAGGAAAGCCACAGGGGGATCCAGAGCCTATTGGAATGATGACCTACGATCACACGGATGAAAAGGGTCATTGGTATAGAGCTATTCTTGACAAGACAAGTGAATTAGCAAAGAGGATTTGGGATGCTGCTAAACGCGGACTTGCCAGGGCTTCAAGCGGTTCAATCCCTCACATTATTAGAGATCAACCCGGTGGGCACATTGACAAGTGGCCTGTTGTAGAAGGGTCATTGATTGATGAAGGCGACAAGAGACATCCTGCCAATGCGTATGCAGTAGCGCTTCCGGTAATGAAAGCGCATTATGAGAAATTAGGACTAGAAATTCCAGACGTTGATAAACTGCCAGAGGCCAATGAGGCGGCAGATAATTTAACCATTCAAACAAGGAGTAACAAGATGGAAAACGAAGAGGTTCAAAAAATGATTGATGCCGCGTTGGCCGCAAAAGAAGCCGATACTCAGGCCAAAGCCGCAAAAGCTGCCGAAATTCAGGCAGAAGTTGACAAGGCCGTCAAAGCCAAAGAAGAAGAATTGACAAAACAATTCGCGGCTGAGAAACGGCTTCCTGGTGGCGTTTACGTGAAGAAATTCTCGGACACTGACCGCTACGATAACCTTGATGCAGCTGATACCGCCGTTTTGATTGGTGTGTTGAAGTCTGCCAAAAAGGACGTGAGCGAAGGCGCGTTGAAAGCTCTCTCTCTGAAACTGGAAGAAGATCAATCAAGCGTTGGTGCTGAAGGCCGAAAGGCTATGAAAGCCGCCGGAATTAAAGCTGGTGAAATTGATTACTCGACTTCATCTGGTTATGGCGATGAGTGGGTTGGTGCTGCATATTCAACCTCACTTTGGGAATCGATCCGTATTCAGGCGAATGTTATGAGCAAAATCCCGTCCGTTGAAGTTCCACAGGGTTACGAAAGCATTACCCTTCCGTTGGAATCAACCGATCCGATTTGGTATAACATTTCAGAGAATACGACCAATGGTTCAACCGTTGGAGCTCCCGCTCCTACCATTACTTCATCCCGTGTAGCAACTGGTAATGCTTCTTTGACCCTTGCTAAAATGGGAGCTCGTGTGGTGTGGACTGGTGAGATGGAAGAAAGTTCCTTAATCCCGTTTGCTAATCAGGTTCGACAACAGCTTGCAACTTCCGGTGCTGAATATCTCGATTCTGCTATCATCGATGGCGATACTGAGACAACCGATTCTACCAATATCAATAATATTGGTGGGGCTGAAGTTACCGGCGGGCATTACCTGGCTTTCAACGGTTTTAGAAAATCCTGCTTAGTTACCACGACTGCCAACTCACGGGCTGGCGGCGCGTTGACCGTTGAAGATTTCCTTGAAACTATGAAACTCATGGGTAGCGCTGGTATCAACGGACTTGACACTTCAAAGTGTGCTTTCATCGTTGACCCGAACACCTACTACAAAGCCTTAGCACTTCCTGAAGTCTTGACCCGTGACGTGTTTGCTTCACCCACTCTTGAAGGTGGTAAACTGACCGGTTTATGGGGTTATCCTCTCATGGTCAGTGGTTCAATGCACTTTATGTCAAGTGCCCGCAAAGCCAACAGCGCTGGTAAGGTGAACACAACCGACACAACCGCGAACCTTTACGGTGCAATTCTCGCGGTTCGCTGGGATCAGTGGAAACTCGGTTGGAGACGGCGTATCACTATGGAAACAACCCGGTTCGCTAACAGCGATAGTAATGAGATCGTTGCCATGCTCCGCGTTGGTTTGAAACAGCGTGATACGGAAGCAAGCGCCATTACTTACGGCGTGACTGTCTAATCCTCTATAAGATAGCCTGATGTGAGGGTGGGTGTGTGCTCACCCTCACGGAGGCAAAAAGGAGTAATAAAAATGGGAAACACTTATATTTTGCGCAAGGGTAAGTCAAGTCTGTTAGACCTCAAAGATGGTGCTGTGGCAATGAATTATGGGGTCGGAGCAAACCGTGTATTTTATGTGGATTGCAACTGCGGGAGTGATGGCAACGAGGGCGATTCATGGGATAACGCCTTGAAGACCCTCACGAAAGCTATGGCACTTTCACACGCTGATATTGCTTCCGGCGCTTATGGTTGGGCGGCTCGCAACGTGATCTATGTTCGGGCTGACCAAACGGCTGACGACGACGGCGAGGACTTTACCGCGCTCGCGCAGAAAACTGACATTATCGGGGTCGGTTCTGTTGACCATCTCAAAGGCGCTCGGATCATAGGAAATCACGCGATCGGAACCACGCCTTATATGGGATGCCGGTTCATCAACATGATTTTCAAGGCTCCCGCCGCTGGTGGCGATTTATTCACTATCCCGACACAGCAAAGCGGTATCTCTTTTGAGGGTTGCACATTTGACGCGACCTCAACGGCTGCAGCTGGCGGAGCGATCATCGCGACTGCCGTAGAGAGCCTGGCGATCAAGGACTGCCTGTTTATGGGGCAATTCTCGGATGCTGTAATAGAGATCGGCGCGGGCGCTTCCAACTCCCTGCTTATCGAGGGCAATGTGATTGAGGGCGCTGACAATGGCGTTGAAATCAACGCGTCCGCGACATGCGCCGCGAGAGCCGGGCGTGTTCTGAACAATGTCGTAAACACGACAAAAATCTGTATCACTGACGCAAGCGGCAAATTCTACGTTCACGGCAACTATTGTGTGACCGGGAACGCGCAGGGAACTGCCGGAGCCGGCGCGATCGTGGCTGGTGCAAAAATGATGCTTGATAATCGAATTTCAGCATCTGACGTTGCTAATGCGATTGTTCCCGCTAACGGAAGTTTAGCGTAAAAATTAATTGGGCGGGTGAAATTCCCGCCCTTAATGGAGAGATACCATGAAAGTAAAATTCCTTAGAGATTATCACGGTCCAGAAACAAACGAATTCAGACACTTACAGGGTGCGATTGTAGACCTTAACGATCTCGTTGCGCAAAATTTCATTACTAGAAAAATCGTAGTTTCTGTTGAACCGGTCATTGAAGTAAAAGAAAACGATGTATTTGATGAGGTAGTAGAACCCGCGATTAAAATCGTAGAACCTAAAGTCATCGTAAAGCGCGGAAGAAAAGCGAAAGTTTGAGGACACATTATGAGAAGCATTGTCTTAGATTTAACGACACACGTAAGCGATGGAACTGCAAGCGCCACGAGTAGGAGCGTATTTGGTAAGTTATATGCTATCAAGTATGAACCTGGAACTATTGACACCGGCGCAACCCTAACGATAACATGTGTTCACCCTAACACGGCTTCAAAACCCCTGTTGACTAAAGCGACTGCTGGGACTTCTATTGTATGGTTTTATCCGAGAGACTTAGTTAATGCGGTTGCAGATGGATCGGCACTGACTGGCACGGCTGGCGGGGATAGGTGTTTACCAATCCTTGACGGCGCACTAAAGGCTGATATTGCCAGTGGCGCTAATTCAAAGGTCGGGCGCGTTGTAGTTTACTACGAGGACTAATGGCGATCACAAACGGTTATGCAACCTTAGCTGATCTAAAGGCATATCTAACACCCGCCAATCAGACATTTTCTACAAGCGTAGCTGATGATGCCGTATTAGAGATGCTTGTAGAGGGCGCTAGTCGGTTCATTGACGGTGAGACTTGCCGGAAGTTCTATAAGAACTCAACCGCTGAGACAAGGTACTTTGAAGCGGTTGATAATGAGATTAAAACAGGCGATCTTGTCAGTGTAACTACCTTGCAAACAGACGGCGGGAACAGGGATTATCCTTACACGTGGGAAACAACAGATTATGATTTGAAGCCCGATAATGCGGTCTTAGATGGCAGACCTTACTCAAAGATTGTACTAAGTCCAGTGACAACCGAGACAATGCCTAATGGATTATCAAAGGGTGTGAAAATATCCGGTATCTTTGGATGGCCGTCCGTTCCTACTGGTATCAAAGAAGCCACAATAATGATAGCCGCGTCTGCCAGTAAGCGTAGATTTGGTGAAACGTTATCTCAAATTTCAACGATCACGGCGGGCGGGGTCGTAATTACCCCTCAGGATGTGCCAAGTGTGGCGTGGTCTAAAATCAATCCGTTTAGGAAACGAACATGAGCGTATCCATTGAAACTCTAATTACTTCAATTTCTAATTTATCAATTACCTTGACGAATGGGAGTAATTTAGTTATCAAAACAGAGGCTACGATACCGGAAAGCGCGGCTAATCTTGGTCAAATAATGTTCCCTAATCCTGACAACTTCTTGACTGATTTTTCAGTTGAACAGGCTACATACGGTTCAAATGGAACTGAAAAACAAGACGTGCATTACACAATGTCCTGGGTGTTCGTAAGTAATCCGGTTGGTAGTAATCGTAACTTGGGCGCTAACTATGACATTTTACTGGCAGACGCTATGAAAATTGTCAACAGCATTGTTACCAATGACACATTATCCGGCGCGGTTGATTTGAGGTTTGATGGGTTTGACGCTTTCGGAATGATAACCGATCCTTCAGGTAATTCGTTCTTTGGTGCAATTATCAAACTAAGGGCGATGGAATTCTACGAGGTTTAGCATGACAAGATTAAATCCTAAATATACAAGGGTCTACGCAAACGCATACGATATTTCAGGTACTGCAAGGGATATTGGTTCGGTTGGTGTAACGATGGAAGATACTCCCGCCGCTGCCTATTCAGACGAAGTTATGAATACCATTCTCGGAATGGCTTCTATCCAGTGTGGCCCGCTAAACGCATTCTTGTCACCTTCTGCCGCTATTGGATTACATGAGTTAATGAGTGCCGGGAACATCGTAACTAATGTCATGGTTGCTTTTGGAACAATCGCAGAACCAACAGTGGGTATGCCGGTGTTTGCGTGGACTATGCAGCAAGCGTCTTACACTTCGGACGGCCAAGGTATTGTTGGTGTAAACGTAAACTTTCCTGCCGCTTCTTATTCAGAAGTCAAGGGTTATGAGAACCCATTTGGTCTATTACTTCATGCAAAGGCAGCCAGGACGGCGGCTAATACAGCCGTTGGAACAATCAATAACGGGGCGGCAAGTGCTAAAGGCGGGATCTTCGCCTGGCAGTTATTCTCGTCAGACGGTACTTGTACGTTATCTGTTGATGATTCAGCTACTAACGCCAACGACGGCGCTTTTTCAGCGTTATCAGGGGCTACAAGTGGATTGATAAACGCAAGTGTTACACCGGCTTCTGGAATGGTTGCACTCGCTAAGACAGCAACCGTAAGACAGTATTTAAGATGGCAGTTGGCTTTAGGCTCAGCCAATACCGCAACTTTTGCTTGTGCTTTTATTAGAGGAACATAATAAGGATTTCCAATATTCACGGTGATGATTGGTCTTACAATGACAACTTTTACAAAGAGTAATGCAATTTTCTGGAATAGTATCGTTCTTCACATAATTAATGTGGTGAACTTCGTTTCCATATTCTTTACAAATAGCACACGTAAAGTTGTCTCGATCTCTAATCATCTTTTTAAACTTGCGATTAAATGTTTGCGGATAATCTTTATTGCCGCCAGTCCAAAGATGGGATTTTTCTCCAACAAGATAATCTTTACTGCATTTTTGAGAACAAAAATGATTGATAGATTCGTTGAATTTGGAAAGTTTTTTGAATGTAATTTTACCGCAATTTGCGCATTTTGTTTCAACGCGCCTCATTCTACATTTATCAAAACAATCTTTAGAACAAAACTTATTTTTGTTTCCAGTAGAACCAAGAAAATTGTTTCCACAGTTTTGACAAATAAAAGTTTTTTTTCCGCCTTTCCAAAAAACAGCGGTTTCGCCTTTTCCCATAGTGGTTTTACTTCTACAAGAATAGGAACAAAATCTCGCAGAATTTCTTCTATATTTATGTACATAAAAAGGCTTTTTGCAATGCTCACAGACAATAAGAAAAAGATTTTTCATAACTATCCAAAAAGGAGCGCCCCGTTTAGTGGGTCAGTATTGTTACTTAGGCAATACAGTCTAAACGAGACGCATGAAATAAAAAATCTGACCAACTGCTTTGCCTAAGTAATCAAATTATACCATAAAAGGAGTAAATTATGGCAGCACAAACGGGTTAACAAAATAGCCCCCTTCACAAGAAATTGTGATTGAAACATTCCGTAAATTCACTTAAAGGCTGAAATGCAGAGAGTGAGCCAAGCCCACAAAGGGAAGGTGCAACGACTAGAAACGGAATATCCGAAAGGATAAAGGCATAGTCTGGACTGCAAGGAATAACAACTTGCAGAGCGCGGCAGAAATGACCCGCTCCCGAAAGGGATAACAAAATCGAGAACAAACGCCAAACATGTAGAGTTCTGGCTTGACAATTCGTCAGGCACGTTGACCGATCTCACGGCTTATACAAAAAGCGTGAATACTTTCGGTTTGACGTATGCAGAACAAGACGTAACCGCATATAACGACGGCGCAATGAATGTAGTAATTGGGAGGCCGGAAGCGCCGCTAACGATTACCTTCCAATGGGATACGGTTGTATTCGCTCACCTGATTGCGTTGAATAGGAATACCCCATTATCTCTTGATATTAGGGTAGGTATTCGACAATCCCCACAAGTGACGGGCGAACCCTGTTTCGGTATTTCATCTTCAGCCACGAGCGGTTATGTTCTAAAAGATATGACCGCCACTGACACAGAGATTACCGCGACATTCAACGTCTTTGGCCCAACTGCACCAGGATGGGCTACTACGAACCATGCATAGTGAGTTTGCGGGCGCGGATAGGGCTACTCTCCGGCTCTTGAAACGCCCGCTCTCAAAACTGGAGAGATGACATGAAAATAGAATCACCCGTAAAACGATGGCCAGGTACGATCACACTACCTGAATATTTGACTATTCCGCAGGCTATGGCGTGGGAAGATGCTCTTGAAAAGGCACGCGCCTTACTTCCAGAGGTTGAATTTGAACTAAAAGAAGATGGAAGTATTGATACGACTAAGTTATTACCAGAACATCTTGAATACCTGAATATCTCAAATAGCGTGAAATACGCTAACGAGGTTTTGCCAGGAATAAAGGAATGTGTTTTGGAATGGAATTTAAAAGACTTCGATCCCGAAAACTTTCCGGCTACTCCGAGACAATCAAGGCTTGAATTGATGAACTGGCTGATGACCGAGATTACTAAATTATACAAAGAGGCAGACGAAGTCCCAAACGGGTAATCGCCGACGCCTTTAAATGGGTGAGCGGCGAAGGTAATATACCAAAAGAAATAGAACTCGCGTCAAGGTTGGACAGGTTCGGTGTACAAGCGGTATTAGGTAGGCAGTTATATGCCTATGAGGTAAACAGAATTGAATGGTCAGAAAAGGTTATCAGAATGTATAACGCCAGAAAAAACGCCACTAATGCGGCGGCTTTCGCTTCTGAAAATCAATACGCCTTACAACTATTAGAGTTCGCTGAAAACTTGGTGAATAATGGCTAACACAGTAGAAATTATCCTAAAGGCAACTGATAACGCAAGCGGTTCAATGAACAAGTTGAACGCGTCCTTTAAGTCCTTGACCGGATTCTCTTTAGGGGCAGCCGGTGGTATCGCTTTAGCGGGTAAGGCGATGCAAGAGGTTATCCAGTACACAAAACAAGCGATTGAGAATAATGACAAATACGTCACGTCTATCGTGGACATGGCAAGGTTTACTGGCGATCAAGTTGACCAAATGTCACGGCTTGTACAGGTTGCAGATGATGCTTTCCTAAGCCAAGAAGCGTTAAATAATGCAATGTCAATCGGTGCTAAAAAAGGTCTTGATATGTCGGTTGCCGGTATCAAGGCGCTGGCAGACGAATATAACGCCTTAGCAACTCCACAAGAACGCGCTAAATTATTGAATGACAACTTCGGGCGTTCTGGGTTGGCAATGGGTAAACTGTTAGAACAGGGTTCAGCTGGTATCACTAAGAACATGGAAGCGATTGCCGACAGTTTAGTTGTCACGGATGCAATAGTAAAATCAACGTTTGAATACAAGCGGTCGATAGATGCCGTAAAAGATGCACAGGACGCATTAAATTATTCTGTTGCACAGGGTACTATGCCGGCGTTAACAAAGTTAAATGTTCGTTGGGCTGATTTTCTTGAAGTTATTGACGAATCAGAGACAATAACAAAACTAATTACCGCCGCATTTTGGATGCTAGAGGGAGCAATACAAGGTTTAGATATTATGGTGGGAGGCTATACAACAAAAGAAGAATACGCCGTTAAGGTCATGGAAGAGTATAACAGAATTGCGATTGAACATAGAAGTATTATGGAAGATGTTGGTAGTTCTACTGCATCGGCTGAAGAACAATTAGCAATAATGAACCAAACAAGCAAGGATATGTTGGCTATTACAGACGGGATGCAAAGTGCTAATGAAAATTACGAAACATCACTAAAGAACATAGCCGAAACCGAATACAAAACGGACGACGAAAGGATAGCGGCTATCAAAGAAGTTGAAGCCGCTCACGAACTTGCTACCCGCAAGATAATTTTAGGTTACACCGAACAACTATTAGCGGCTGATGGGTTGACACAACAAGAAGTTGAATTCCTGCTTGCAAAGGGCGTTGAATGGGGTATTTATTCTCAAAAAGCCGTTGACGAAATGCAAAGGGCGATAGACCAAGCGAGCAGGTTGAAAAACGCTATAAATGGAATTCCCTCATGGAAAAACATAACAATCACCACGGTATACGCAGGCCAATCCAATGGCGGGCAATCTTCAGGCCCAGTAACAACTGGTAGTGGTAATGTTATCGGTGGTGCGCAAGGAACGGGTGTTCAAGAGAAAATGGCTACCGGAGGTTCGTTTACCGTTCCTGGTTGGGCTGGATACGAGGGGTTCAACATGGGTGGAGTTGCAACCGCGAGCGCGGGTGAGAAAATCACGGTGCAAAGACCGGGTGGGGATGACAAACTAATCAAAGCAGTAAGACAAATGGCATACGATCCTTACGAGAATGCACGTGTTCTAACAGACTACTTAGTAAAAACAGGGAGGTAATATTTGGACGCGACAATGCAAGTCATGGCAGAATTAGAAAGTGTGTGGACAGACATAACAAGTGACGTGTTAACGGAATTATCAACCGCCGCGCCTACGTGCAAGCGTGGGTTTTCATCGAATAGATATGATGATGTTCTAGCAGATACCGGGACGTTTACATTTTGGGTGAATAATTCTGACGGTGAATACGATCCGGAATTAGTCACGGCTACGGCTGGCTGGGATATTGGAACAAAGATTGAAGTTAGATTTACGTGTGAGGAAAAACAGTACAAGAGATTCTACGGCGCTATCGTTAATATGCAACCGGATGACATTACAGAAAACATTGGATTTATAAAGGTTACAACTTTGGGATGGTTAAGAAACTTATATAACTACCCGATGAAAAACGTAGAAATTCAGGTAAACAAGACAGGTGACGAAGCGCTCACATTGATTGTAGCCGGAATAACCGAACAACCTTTAGCGATTAATTATGACGTGGGTACGAATGAATTTGAAGCCGTGTTTGACACAGTATTACCCACGACTAAAGGGGCTACTGAAGCCAATAAAATCGCACTTTCAGAGGGTGGATACATCTACACTCAAAACCACTGGCATGATGGTGAGATTCTACGGTTTGAAAATGCGAACGCAAGGAACGGATTACGGGAGTTAAAGACGCGTCCACAAGATATAGCGACGGCCGGATATATTCAAGACGAAACTGGTGAGAATATTTTGGATGAAGAAGGTAATCCAATTGGTGCTGAGGTACAGGAAGATGTTACCCTGAATGGAACTAACTTCGAATCAATGGAGCGTGATCGGGGGGCGAACATCCTGAATAAAGTCAAGGTCACGGCGTATCCAAAGTCTAGTGATGATAGCGTGCAAGTTTTATACAGTTTGGGTAAACCGTTGAAAATCGCGCCAGGTCAAACTAAAACGATTGTAGGTAACTACACAAAACCAGGTACTGAGGAAAAAATCACGGTATACGATTCACTCATGGAAGATCCGGTAGCCACAACCGACTATTTGATGAATAGGCTACGGAATGGCACTGGCACTGATTTGACGGCTGATTTGACAGTGACAAGGGTTTATGAAGCCGACAAGTTTACCGACACACTAGTTAATAATTCAGTTTATACCGGCTACGTCACGCTCTTACAGGCAAGGGGCTATGGTGTGTACATGGGTGATACGTTATCGGTTGAAGTTGAAGATATACCCTCACAAACAGCATACGGGGTCAAGGAACTTGTCATAAACCAGTTGTATCAAACTGACGTTGAACAAGGGACTATGGAAGCGAATAAGATTCTATTCCTTGAAAAAGACCCGCGAAACCGATACAACAAGATTAACATGAAAGCCAATAAAAACGCCGCGAATATGTACTCATTCCTTACGGTTGACATAGGGGATTTGGTACACATTGAAAATTCAGTAACCGGATTGGATAGCGACTTTTATGTGCAAGGAATATCATGGACTGTATCAAGTGGGAATATCATTGACTTTTCATGGTTGATAAAAGAGGCGTTTACAGAGCAGTCAAGTAATTTAACGCCCGTGAATATTGAGTTTGCTGGCGGTAATGGAATTGCGCTTGATTATGGAAGTAATTTTCCGTCAATTACCAATCCAGATACAATTACTATTATTTTTACTATAAACGTGGCAAGCTTATTGGACAGCCAGCTTAATAATATAATATGCAAACTATCTTCCTTAGACAGTGTTAATGTTTCCGGATGGCAGATTTGGGCAGACTACATTAATTCAAGAGTTATATTTAGAGACGCAATTACAGATTACAATACAATTTACTATTCTCCAAATAATTCTATTTCATTAAGCACAGAGATTAGGTTTGCTATTTCGTGCTCTAATCTAAACAGCACGACTGCTTATTCAGGAGTTTGGTACAAAGACGGAAGCGCAATAGTCACAGTTAAAAACATATTGGCTAATATCGGTGTGGGCACATTAGACATCGGAAATACTTTGACATTTGGAGGCGCTTCACTTTACGATGACGTAACATATTATCAGTCATTTGATGGAATTATTTCAAATGTTAAGATTTATGATGTTGAATTAACAGCTGATGAAATTGCGCTAGATTACGCAGGAACAAAGATAACTAGGGGCTTGGTATTGGAATCGCCATATATCAAAACATCAGAAATAGCACACTACACAGATTTAACCATGACTTCGTCTGACAAAGTTATAGACAATGTTCATGGTGTTATAGGTACTCCATCCGGTTCACCAATTTGTAGAATACCATAAGAGGGACACAATGGCAAAAATATCAGCGTACGACGAAATGACAGCACTAACAGCAGATGATTTATTTGTAATGGTCAATGCACCAAGTTCAACGCCGGTTACCAAGAAGATAACAGCCGAAACCGTGAGGGACTTCGTAAACCCACAGACTAGGTATATCTCAATCCCTATCAAGGCGTTCCATCCTACCACAACGGCGGGGTGTGCTGCTTTGACAACCCTAGAAATGGGGACTAACAAACAGGCGATTGAATACATGGCGTTTGACAAAACGACTGACGAAAACGCAGAAATAAGTTTCCCGATGCCGCCTAATTGGGACGGCGGGGTAATCTATTGCACGCCTTACTGGATACACCCGGCGGCTGTAACTAACTTTGGGGTAGTGTGGGGCTTCAAAGGTAGAGCTTATGCCAACGATGACGCTTTAGATCAGGCATTTGGAACGGCTGTTTTAGTAAGTGATACCGGTGGAACAACCAGGGACATTTACATAGGTCCAGAAACGGCGGCTATCACATTAGCGGGAACGCCGGTTGGCGGTCAAAAGATCGTATTACGTGCTTACAGGGATGCTGACCATGCAACCGATGATACCCTTGACGTTGACGCTTATTTGACTGACGTATTAGTAAGGTACACGGTGAGCTAATGGCTACTTATACCAGTCCACAGGACGGGACTACTCTTGATACTAGAATATCGCAAAACGCCGCCACTACTAATTTTAGTACGGGGACTGAAGTTTATATTGGTGAATCAGATGTAGCCGCCGCACTATCAAGGGGTTTATACCAGTTTCCAGGATTGAGTAACGGTACTATACCACCTAGTTCTATTGTTACAAGCGCTTCAATATTCATAAAAGTAAAAGAGGACAGGTCATCAAACGCAAGAACTTTAAGCGCATATCGAAGTAAACGAGACGTTGTAATATCTCAGGCGACTTGGAACATTTGGAAAACAGGTTCTAACTGGGCAACGGCTGGCGGTTTTCATGCTGATGATTGTGAGCAAACAAGTATTGGTGATGTATCGGTAGGCGCAAGCGTGGCACCTGGTACATGGATAGAGATACCGCTAAACGCTAATGCAATTCTGGCGATTGTAAATGGCACTTGGACAACTCCGACATTTTTATTAAAAGTTGATACCGAAAATGCAGACCAATATTTATATTATGCTTCTGACACGGTAACTTCAACTGACAGGCCGTATATTGTTGTAAACTATATACCAGCGGGCGGCGTTCCCATATTCTTTGACTAGGAGTAACATGGGTATAAAATTTTCAGACTTTTCAATAAACGGGATCGATGTAAGCGAGTTCAATGGCGTAATTGATTGGTCAAAAGTTGCGAGCGACTTTGTTTCTATCCGAGTTGGTTATGGAGCAAACATTGACGTAAAGTTTATCCAAAATATAGAGGGGGCGCAAAAGACCGACCTTGATATATTTGTTTATTGGTATTCTGATTACTACTCAAACTGGTTCAACAAAAACCATTCCGCTTACGGTCTAACAGATGAGGCTTGGGGTAGAAAACAAGCTGACTTATGCTACTCCCAGATGAAAAAATACGGCATAAATCTCATGTTCCTTGACGTTGAAAACATGACCAATTCTACCTTCCCAAAACTTACCGAACCGTTGGCAAAAGAACACGCTCAAAAGATAAACCGCGCGTTTTTGGAGCGCATGGATGAACTAAAAGTAACAGCAGGGATTTACACCTCTTTGGGCTGGTTGACATGGTTCTACCAGTGGTTTAGAAATCGCCTGTTATGGGTTGCGTTTTATCCGTATAGAACGGCTAATGTTTCTTCAGACTACGTTATCCAAAGAGCGGCAAGCAATGGCTGGACTGGATCTGTTCTAATCTGGCAATACGCTTCAGATGGTGACGTGGACGATAACGGCACGCCGGACGGTATCTCTATGGGGATGCAATACTCATTCCTTGACCTGAATGGTTGGATTGGTACAAATGCGCAATACGAAAGTATGTTTAGTACAACTATTGATACTCCAGATGATGAAGTCATAGTAATCCCGCAGCCTGTTTATAAGACTTACACCGTTGAAGTTGGTGTTTTATCCTGGTTGAACATCCGAGAGCAACCCACGACTAACTCACCCGTAAGGGGTCGGTTACTTCGTGGCGCAAAAGTGAATGTATCAAATATCTCTAATGGCTGGGGAAAGTTGCACGGTCAAGAACTATACATCAGCACACAATATCTAAAGTGAGGGTAAACATGGCAACGATTACAGCAGCCGAAAAAAGACAATTATGCGAACATGAAAACTTTATAAACGGAGTCACCCCAAACGGTCAGGACGGCGCAAAGACAAGGTTAACCAGGATTGAGGATTCTTTAGCGCGCCGCGACAAGGCTTCTAATTATCTAATAGGCGCTTCAATCTCGGTAATCGTTGGAATACTGTTATGGTTGCTGAAGGATGTATTACCCGCATTAGCGAGTAATATAAATCAAATGTCAATACTCGTAAAATAACGTATAATGAAATCAGATAGCCGATGTAAGTCGGCTACTTTTTTGAATGGAGGAAACTTTGAAGGTTAAATCAGGTGTCGTAACTGAAATAGAAGTGAACGAACCAGAAGTGAAATTGTTCTTTACAAGTGACGTACATTTTGACAGTGTTTATTGTGATCGAAAAGCGTTTTTTCAGCACATGGATTATGCAGAAAAACAAGGCGCAAAAGTTTGCATATTTGGAGATTTCTTTGACGCGATGAATGGAAGGTTTGACCCGCGAAGAGATATGTCAATGCTAAGACCGGAATACCGAAGGGCTGATTATTACGACTTTGTAGTCAACGATGCTATCGAAAAACTAAAGAAGTATAAAGATAATATCTTGATCGTAACCGCTGGCAACCATGAAATGAGTGTACTGAAAAATGCTAACACCTTTTTATCAGACAGACTGACTAAAGGTTTAGGATGTTTGCATGGCGCATACGGTGGATGGATTAACATAAAGTTTGAAATAAAAGGCAACCGGGGAGTAACAAGGATAAAATATTTTCACGGCGCGGGCGGTGAGGCTCCCGTAACCAGAGGAGTAATCCAAACCAACAGACAGGCGGTTTATCTTCCAGACGCAGACATAGTAGTAAATGGACATTCTCATAATGCGTTTTGGGTTCCAATTACAAGGGAACGGGTATCCATTCAAGGCGTGCAATATTTTGACACACAGCATCACGTAAGAACACCGGGATACATGTCAAGTTATGGGGACGGTACAACCGGCTGGGAAGTGACAAGGGGTGGCGTTCCTAAACCTTTAGGTGGATGCTTAGTGACCATAAAAAGGACGGGGAATTCAGACGTTCAATGTCCAATAGAATGCACTCCAAAGATTATCAATCCGGTTCCAATCAGTGCTGTAAACGACTTATTTAGCGGAACTGTATTCCCCCAGGAGTGATATTACTCAAAAAAGATGTATAATGGGTTTGCGGATTCCGCTCAAAGAAAACCACCTGTATGACCGCTTCGGCTCCGGGTGGTTTTTGTTTACCTAAAACAGTTATATTTGACGGTTATAACCTAACAAGATTGTATACATAGTGGAATGGATAATAACTTAACGGCGATTTAACTTGACATTTGAAAATTGCGTGTATAAAATAAGTGTGCGGTTGGTTCAATGAGGGGCGCGGTAAAAATTCAATATTTGGTTCGCAACCAATCCAAGTTAGCTACTTGGTGAGAATAGAATAAGCGCATCGACCTGATAACCAGCTGCATTGTGTAGCGGTGTCACGAATTAAACTATCGGTAATAAGTTGCGAAATCTCCGAGCCGCTAAATTGATCGAGAAGCTCCCCCGCCATAAATCATTTGGTTTGCGGGGAGTTTCGCTTTATAACTATAAAATTGATTATTGTCACTATAAAACACGGATAATAACCAATATGTCAGTTATGCCGCCCAGAAGCCCCAATTTCAAAAGTAAGGTACAAGCACACATGCGCATTGTGTAGCGTTGATTTGTTGAATATAAACACATGGCGCGCCCGTGCGATTTATGCCTATCCATAAACCATTCTTGACATCGAATGTCTATTACGGTATTAAATCCGCGTAAAGAATCTTAAATTAACTTGACTTTTGTATATACGGATGTAAAATGTATATATCAATCAAACATTCAAATGAGGAGAGAAAAATGAACGAACGAATTCAATTAACAGATTCAACAATGGACGTGGCAATGAAAATGTCAGAGGGAAATCCCGGTGCGCTTACGGTAATTATGTCTTTACTTAGAGACGCCGCAAAAATTGATCCAGATAACTGGATGCCAGGCTTAGGAGAGGTTTTGTCACTTGATTCTATGGGTATCTATGGAAGTAAAATATGGATGCTTTACAAAGATGTTTGCGGTGAAGATTTGGTGAAAATGTGCGCCGTAATGCGCGCGAGACAACTTGGCATCGTTCCGTTAGAATCGATCATTCATGCAATTGACAACATGGGCGATGGAATTGATGTTGATGATTTGTTGAAACAAGTCAAAGAGCGTTTACCTGCATTCGGCAATATCTAATCACATTATAGGGGCTGCGCATCTTACACGCAGAGGAGAGGACACAATGAGTAAAGGTTTGCGAAATATGACCAAAGAAGAACGTAAGGCTGCTATTGACCGTAGGTTGCGAATCAACGCCGGTGGACTTGGAACTATTGCAGCGATTGAAGCCAATCGGCGTGAAATTGAAAAATCAAAACACAGCATTTCAGAAGAGCTTAAGAAATTGGAGTAACCTATGACAAAACGAATGACAGAGCAAGTATTGATAAAATTTGATCCAGAAACGAGATCGAAACTTGACAACCTGGCGGAAGGGTCGGACATGAGCAAGGTTATCCGGGGTCTCATTCTGCGAGAATGGGATGTCAAGAACAACAGCATCCGTGTTCCGTTGATCGGCACGATTGGCAAAACGATAGAATACACGGGACATACGGTAATCAACGAGATCGAGAATAGACAGGAAGGTATCGAATGACACTCGGAGTAGGTGTAACTTCAAACGAACCTGTAAACGGATGGGAATCACTTATGCCGGATACACTTTCACCCGCTGAAAAAGCATACCGTGAACAGCGTGATATTGCAGACGAGATGGAACGCCGTCACAACGAAATGGTCGAAGATTGGATAGCAGTCGGAAATTATGATGCAATGTTCGATAACGCCCTCGAATGTAACAAGGCGCGCGAACGTGCGTATGAGTTGAGCCGTCAGAGATATTGCCAGCATGAACGCGCTCACGTTGGTGAGACGTATTGTCCAGATTGTAATAAGAGATTGGAGGATTAGGGATGAACAAAAGTGAATCAATCGCAAGTTTGAGCAAGGCGCTTGTTATGGCGCAGGCAGAATTCAAGAGCGTACAAATGAACTCGGTCAATCCGTTTTTCAAGTCAAAGTATGCAGACTTGGGGGCGGTGATCGAAACGTGCAAACCTGTTTTGTCAAAGCACGGTTTGGCGGTCAGTCAGTTAGTCGAAGGTGAGGACGGTCAGGCAGGGGTGACAACGATGCTACTCCATGAATCAGGTGAGTTTATTTCAACCTCTTTGATTGTTCCTATCAGTGGAAGTAATATCTCGCAAGAAGCCGGAAAAACGATCACTTATTTACGGCGCTATGGACTTGCCGCTATCCTGGGGCTTTATGCAGATGAAGATAATGATAGCGAAGGTTCACACAAAGATACTGGCGCTGGATCTAAACAGGAAGTAAAACAAGATGAAATGGTTGATTATCTGTCTGCAAAAGTCGTGTCATTGTTCGCAAAAGAACGCGGACTTGAAAACAAAGACGCTGTTACCGCGATCAACGAACTTTTGACGGCGGGCAAGATCCAAAAGAAAATGGCATATTCGGAATTTGAAAAGGTGGCGCATGTCTAACATCAAATTTACTGGCACGGTAATGAAAGCAGAATCACGCTTTACGCCACAAGGTAAGCAGGTATTAGAAATTGGTTTATCCATGTACACTGGTGGCAACAAAGAAGAAGGATACAAAAAAGGCGTGTGGGTAAACGTGACGGCGTGGGAAGAATTAGCCGTTGCCAATGATGCGCTAAAAAAAGGCGATCACATCACAGTAACCGGACAGGTCAAAGAACCGAGATTCTACAAAAAAGAGGGCATTGATTATCCGGCTGGATTGGAAGTAACCGCCTATGAGATCGCAATTGGTGACGAATTCAAACTGATTCAGTAACCATTCATCCCCATGTCGTGATGATAGAGGGAATAGGAGAGAAATTATGAGTAGCGATTTTTTTGATCGGTGTTTAGCAAGTATTCACGAGCCTCCGTCGCTTAACCCGCACGTTGGGACTGGTGGAGTGTGCTCTAATATTACAAATAGAAAAAATGTATCTTTGTCTGATGTTGATTTTGAAAGAATTATAAACACAACAAAGAAATGCGATTCTGACGTAATAGACGAAAACAATCCAGACTTGCGAGACCAGGCGCATTTTTGTTGGTGATAATTACGGTTATCGAAACCTTGATAGGAGCGCCTATGAAATAACTTGTTTACAATCTAGGTTGTGGCTGGATAGGATCAAGTACCGATTCCAGCCAACTTGGTCAAATTTAGAGAGGAGAAAAGAATGGATGAACAAAATGAACCGAAGTTAGAAAACATGACAGTCGATCAATTGGTACAAGGCGTTGCGTCTCAAGTGTGGCAAAATGGCCGCGCGTCTGCTTTCATGGAATACGTCAACGAAATGAAGCGCCGTCTGCAATCAGAGGCGCGTTGGATTCCGGTGAGCGAGAGATTGCCTGATGAAAACAAATTGATACTTTTGCATGACCGCGTATCTGGTGAACCTGTATTTGCATATTTAGCGTCTGGACTTCATGGATTGCATTGGACTATTGATAGTAAAAACTATTCTGTTCATGGGTATAGCAATCAATATACCTTATGGAAATATGTTACACCACCAACGGAGGGATGAATGAGTAAATTCGAGATCAAACTTACGGATGATGAATTGGATAATGTTTGGAGTTATATTCTGAGATATGAGTTTCCAAAATTAGCTTATAAAAATATTGTTGCAATTGCTAAATTTGGTTCAATGTCATCTTGGAACATCCGCAAAGTCCGCGAAGCCGTATCGCGTTTACAGGAACTTGGAAAGCCTATCATCGCGCATCACGGTGGATATTCAACTTTTGGAGATGACCCTCAACCTGTTATCGAATATTTGAACCGTGAATATCACAGAGTGTATGAAGCGACCAAAAAGAACGACCAGGTATTCGCGGCGGCTAAACGAAAATATGGTAACGGGGTGAGCGCAAAGGTGAAAGTTAACCCGGATCAGCCGATTCTGGAACCGATGTTTGGTGAACCCGCTTTCCAAAAGACGTATGACCAACGCGGTAATGAAATCGCCAGGGAATTTGAGTATGACCAATGATGAACTCCATTGAACACTTCCTACGCATACGAGGGAACACGTGCGAACATTGTCACGAACCGTTTACCTATGACAATCCTTGCGAGCGGCATCACGCCCTTGTTAGGCGGTCAAAGCACCGTCCCGAGTTTGACGAAGATGTTAATATTTCGCTAGTTTGCCGTAAGTGTCACGCTTCAGGTGAGGTTGATTCATACGAATACAAACAGTTGTTTGCAATGAGACAAGTGAACCGGGGCTATAACGTGACTGCCTGGATTCAATCATTGGACTTGAAAGCGCCGGAACAGTGGCTATTGGATTTATAGAGAGGACGAGAGATGGATACTGACATAGTTGGTGGTTTTAAAATAACGGGCACCTATCGCTGTAAGAATAGGTTACTTGGCACCAAGATTAGATTGACAACGGTTCAATTCAACAAAACGTGTAAATTCAAGAAAGGATATTTTCTTACCTGCGACACACACGGGGATCACAAAGACGACAACATAAATCATACAGACGCGTTGTTTTATATGCGCAAACCATGGCTTTGGTGTGATGAATGTGCAGCGCTTCATTTCAACCAAGAAGGATATGTCGATGGGAACTAGATTGCCGGATGATTTTAGATGTGGAGATTGTGTTCATATCGCAAGGTGTAATTACCTTATGGGCGTTCTACCTGAAAATTACGAATGTGATTTTGACCCGCCAAAGTTTACGGCTGATGTTCTCGTTATTTACAACATAGATGGCACCACAACGAAAGTTGAACATCCATTTGACGCATTGAAACAATGCAAGGAGCATAAAAAATGAAACCAGAAGATCGCAAACGACTAAAACAGCATATTGAAATGATAGTTGAACACAAAAAAACACCTATTGAGTATTTTCAAAACGAAAACCGCCGGCTACGGATTGAACTTCAAGCGCTCCGCTTCAAAGAATCCCAGGAACAGCGCTTCATTTGGTGGATCTGGAATGTGTACGCAAGGAACGTTGATGATCTATGTCATGCAATCATGGGTGCCACAACTTACGACACAGAAGGCGAGGCCAAAGAAGGAAAATACGGACTTCCTATCCGGTGTTTCGAGTTGATGCGTAAGGTAGAAGAAAACACCATGCATATTGTCGACGGTACTTATTTGGACGTCGAAGCGAGTACCGAAAATAAAACGGTGCCCGAAAACAAGCCGGCATACAACGAAAACGCAAACAGCTTATTGAGAAGCGCCTGGATGATAGCGAATAGGAATGGTGAGCAAACAAACTGGGAAGCATTCAAGAACGCGGTTTATAAAGAGCTTGTTGAAGAACACAATGTGAAAACCTCGCCAGATAATAACGAACCTTCAGATTCTGACGTTTCAGTGACATAAAGTGTTTTAATAACTATTAAAATGTCTATTATCAAATATAGAGAGGTGAGAGATGAAAGCAGAAGTAGCAGATTTATCAGGTAAGTATTATGGAACTAAAGTTATCTATGGCGATGAACACGAGATAACAATCTGGACACATGATAAATGTTTTACACCGTCAAAAAGACAACTTGAATATTGGGATATGACTTTAGATCAAGCGAAAGAGGACGGCATGATGTGCGATACACATTACGAGACACAAGACGATTATGAAGTTGCTAAATGTGTTGCGATTGCTTTACACTCTATGAGGACTTACGACAAATGACAAACGAATGTGACGATCAAATGATGCTTGATTTGGAACCAGACGATTATCATGAGCCTGTTACCGAGGATAACGTAGCCAGGGTGCTAAACTTATTATTCATCTATCCGGTGTACAAAGACGCTTATGAGAAGTGTGTGGCGTTCCTGAAGCCACTGGATGAGGAGCTGCCTATCATCGAAAAGGCTGTATCTGATTGGTGTAATTTACAAAAAGTGTGATAAAATATAAGTAACCATTTGGCGATGGTAAATAGTAATTAATGGGATGACTGCCACCCGCGAGGTCTATGGTTTTCCAACATCCCTGGAACGCCAAAGACCGTAGACCTCACGAGTGGCTTTTTGTATATAAAGGATTGCTTATGTTGACTTTCGGAAGTTTATTTTGTGGAATAGGTGGTATAGATTTAGGATTTGAAAAAGCAGGTATGGAATGTAAGTGGCAAGTTGAAATAGATAATCATGCAACTGAAATTTTAGAAAATCATTGGCCTAATGTAGCGAGGTATAAAGATGTCAGAGAAGTTGGAAAATCAAACCTTCAATCAGTCGATGTTATTTGTGGTGGATTCCCGTGCCAGGATGTCAGTCTTGCAGGACAAAGAGCAGGACTTGCAGGAAAGAGATCAACTTTGTGGGGTGAGTTTTTCAGAATCATTTGCGAAATTAAACCAGAATGGGTTTTGGCAGAAAATGTCAGGGGATTATTTTCAAGTGACAATGGACAATTCTTTGGAAACATTCTCAGGGACTTGGCCTCAATCGGGTATGATGCGGAGTGGGACTGTTTACCAGCGGCCTTCTTTGGAGCGCCACAACTACGCCATAGGGTTTACCTTATTGCCTACCCCGCGAGCAATTCTTGGAGAGGCATTAGATTTTCTAACTTTTTCTCTTCGGACCAGTCAGACATGGAAAAATACCGGAGACCTTCCGGCAAGGGTATATGGAATGGTTTACAAATTGACCGAAAGAGAGAAGCCTCTTATATTGAATGTTTTCCTCAACCCTTGTTTTTGCGAATGGGTGATGGGGTTTCCGGAGAACTGGACAAAAAAGAAGCCGCACAAAGAATGAAGCGCTGCGGCAATGCTGTTGTACCTCAAGCCGCTGAATGGATTGGAAGTAGAATAGTAGAGGCATCTAATGGCTAAAGGGCGATTTGTGAGCAAACAAATAACGATTGATAAAAAAGTAAACGACCTAAAAGACCCGTGGTCAATGCTTGGTTTTACATGGATGATACCTCATGCGGATTGTGAGGGAAGGTTATACGGCGATCCATCCGTTTTGAAATCTGTTATATTTCCTAGACAAAACGGGAATATATCAGTTGAAGAAGTAGAAAAAATGGCCTGCGATTGGCATAATGCCGGATTGATTGTTTATTATGAGGACGATTGTGATAGATACATTCAATTGATAAACTTTGAAAAACATCAAACTGGACTTAGAAAAGACCGCGAACCCGCTTCGGTAATTCCCTGTTTTAATCCTGAAACTTGCCGGATAATTGACGGATTAAATCGGGTTAAGTTAAGTTTAAGTGAAGTTAAGGATAAGTTAAGTCAAGAAGAAGTAGAAGGTGAAACGCCACCACTACTTCACCCTAATCTATCCGATTATGAATTTCAAAATGCAGATAACATAATGATTGATGATATATTCTTGCAAGTTACAGGATTCTTACCTTCCAAAGAAAAAGACAATATCCGTAAAACTATTATGCTTATTGCGGATAGGGAGAATATACCGATCAATCCAAAGAATAAACCCAAAGTAGCGGATATATTGAGGCCGTACTTTTTAGAAATGTGCCGGCGCAAAAACAAGAACGGGCAACCGTATTCAAGGAATGGTTTATTCTGGCTTTTAGAATGGGCGGCTATTGGTGACATACCGCCTGAAAACAAACAACCAAAAACCGTAGCAGACGCGACAAAAGACGAGCCTGAAATAGACTATAAACTTATGAGAAAACAGATTGAGGAAGAGAGAAAAGCGAGGATGAATGATAGCCGATAATCTACCAGTACAATACCCACAAGAGTTTAGAGGGCTAATAAATTCAGGAATTGCGATCCCATTACGAATATCATCAACGGACGGTCAGTGTTCAAATTGTGGCGGGCTTGGATATGTGTTCGTGTTTGAAAAGGCAAGGGACGCAAAACCATTACGCTATCCACCTGGAGTTGTGTCAAAATGGATCCCGGCGGGAAACGTGAATGGGGATACCGAATATAGCGGGTGGTATGCAGGTGAGACAAAACAGGCCGATTGCCCAGTATGCAGTCAAGGGAACATGAAAGCCTGGTTAGAAAAGAACTGCGGATTAGAGGGGATGGATTTACAAAAAGGCTTGTATGACTTTTCGATCACTGGAAGCGCAGAGCCTAAAAAAGAGGCACATGATGTCATAGCGCATATTTTGTCAATGAACCAGGACGCGCACGGATTTTACACGTTCTATGGTACTTTCGGGAGCGGTAAGTCTCACTTGTTGAAAGCAGTCATCAATGGACTTCGGGGGGTAGGGCTGAGGGCGTTTTATTCAACGATGGCTGATTTACTATCTGATATTAGGGCAAGGTTCGGAGAGCCTAATGGCACAAGGGAAGTACAAACCGTTTTGGAGTTTTACCGATCAATCAAGGTTTTGTGTATTGATGAGTTTGACCGGGCAAACCTTACAAGCTGGGCTACGGAAACAATCTTTACATTGATTGATGACAGGTTCACACAAAGAGACAATCTATTAACGGTCATGGCATCAAACAAAGCGCCTAAAGAATTGCCTATGGAGTTCGGTTATCTTACTTCCAGGATAAACGGCGGGGTTGTGATAAACGTGCCTGGGCCAGACATGAGGCCGGTGTTCAAAGATGATTACACGGATGTTTGAAATCGTAGGCAAACTTTAACGGCGATTTAACATCAACCCTATTGACAAACCTAACGATTAGTTGTATTATATATACATAACAAACGAGGAGAGAAAACAAAATGACAGCTCAAGAGAAAATCGACGTTGCAACATCCGAAGTTTTAGGACAACAGGCTTTTGTAAATGGAATAAAATCAGCCCCGGTTTTAGATAAAGAAGTAATGAAGTTGGTCGGAAAATATTCAACAAGTGACTTCTCAAAATCAAATGTAATTCAATCAATTCTCAAACAATGGTCACTCGGTTGGCATAATGCAAATTTAGCCGGTGACTTCTAAAATAATCCGGGGTGCGCAGGGATACGCACAGGAGATAACATGGCAGACTGGAAGTATGAAGATTATTCAAATTGGTCAAAACAACTTGCAAAAAACTATAAAAAACAAGAGCTTGAATTACAATTATTCAAAATAGAGCGAGAGTTGAAAAAATCTAGTGAGTCTCATTTGCGTGCTATTAATTCTACTGGTTCTATGCAGGGATGTTCACAGAGACGCGCACAAAGTAGAAACAACATGGTTTATTTGGCAGAAAAAAGACAAGCATTAAAAGATGCTATTGAAATTCTTGAAGTTTTTCATAATGCAAATTAGGAGTAAATAATGAACATAACTGATATTTCACATGATGATTGGCAATACATATTCAAAAAACATCCGGGAGTTGAGGCCACAATAACATCCTGCGGATTGCATAACGAAGCTCTTCGATTGACAAATGAGTTAAAGAATATGTCAGGGTTTGTTGACCCACGCCGTAAACAATGGATAGAAAAACGACTATCCGAGATTGTGTATTAGGAGAATAAAATGAGTGAAGAAATAACGGATTTAAAAAAAGCGTTAATTGTAATTGGTTTATTGAAAACAGAAATACAAGAACTTAAAAACGAAGTTACGGTTCGTAAGCTAATAGATAAACGCGTTTCAGAAGGTCGCGCACTTGATACAAATACTCTTGAATATTCAGCTAAATGGATTGAGGGAAGTTTGGTCGGCGAAACAAACGAACGAGTTATTGATTTTGGTAAAAATATGGCTATGTCAATTCGAGCCGCAAAACCATCAGACGGTATAAAATCCGCCGCGTCAATTCTAGGGTCAATCAAAACAGAAAAGAAATCTCGTTCGTCTGCCGAAAATGGCAAAAAAGGCGGAAGGCCAAAGAAAGCGATTTAATGACTTTTTTACGGACATAACCAATGTAATTTGTTATAGTAAAAGTAAAACGAGGAGAGAGAAATGCCACATTGTACAAGTTGCGGAAGTGAAATACCAGAGGGACAAGGAAGGTCATGTTCGATGTGTTACGGCGATATTGGACACGGGCGTGATGGATATTATCAAGCGTGGGCTGAAGAACAAGACCGCCAAATGGCAGAGCGGGCGCATGACTTGGAACAAGAAATTGAAGAAGAGCGCCTATTAAATTCAGAAGATGAAATTCCATTTTGAGGATAACCAATGTTACCAGTCCCTATATTTCTAATCATAGTAATACCATCGGTAATAATATTTTGGATAATTGATCGGAGGAGAAAATGAACTTTACCATAGCGATTGAAAATAAAGGCGATAAAACAATTGAACTAACTGGTCTTGGATTACGAGAATGCACGCCGTCCTCTATAAGTAATTTTGGAAAATACTCCATTGAGTATCCAGGTGGAACAATGAACCAGGACGGGACGGTGACAAAGAGCGTCAAGATTACCGGATTGAATAATTTTGCAACCACTTACAAAAAAGCGATAGACAGGGTTTGTGAACATCAAGCGGACGCAATCAGGTATGCGGCAACCCGGTTTGGCATTTCTCCTGATTGTAAAATCGCCTTTGGCGTCCAGCCCAAAAAGAAGTCATGGCTTCAAAAGATACGTGATTATGACGACTTACAATCACGCTGTAATTCAGCCGAAGCCATGCGAGATCACTATAAAGAACTGTTGGAAGAAGTGTCGCGCGCATTAGGCAGACAGGCTTCAATCATCACTGAAAAATCACACGAACTTAAGCTCATGTCAACCGTAGCGGACGTGTGGCAACAGAGGTTAATCTGTGTGCAAAAAGACATGATGGACGCAACAGAGATGATCGGCAAGCGGTTGAAATTCTCGGTTGGACATAATCATTTTGAGATCATCGTAGGTAACCCGGTGACGTATGCCAAAAATTGTCATAGCGGATCGGTTGACTTTGCTGTTTCAATATGTTCAACAAAAGACCAATATAATTGGAAAATCGGCGTTATATCTGCGCTTGAAAAAGTATGCCATTTTTGGGATTATGACAAAGAGCTGACCAAGGCTATATTCAAGGCACTCGCAAAGAAATATCCAGAAATTTTTTGTGATAATGTGGTACAATAGAGTTACTCAGGAACATGGAATAAGATAATGTATAAGCAGCAGCTTTTTACCTCCGTGTTCCTGAGAAAACACTATCCTGGTAATTGGCTGCTGTTTATATTTTGGAGTAACATGATATTAATCCCATTAACTCAAGGAAAATTTTCAAAGATTGACGATGAAGATTTTGAAAAAATAAACTTTTGCAAGTGGAATTTTAATTATGGATATGCCGATGGAAATAAGCGCGTTGACGGTACATTTAAACACATAAAAATGCACCGAGTTATTTTGGGCGCTATGGAAGGTGAATATGTTGACCATATAAATCACGATACTCTTGACAACAGAAAAGAAAATTTAAGGATTTGTAGCGCGTCTCAGAATCAAGCGAACTCTTTATTGGGTAAAAATAACACGACGGGATATAAGGGCGTTTATTATACTCCAGGAACAAGCAATCCATACATGGCAAAAATTTGCAAAAACAGAAAACATATTCACCTCGGATGTTTTAAAACAATAGAGGAGGCGGCCTTGGCATACAATAAAAATGCAATAGATTTATATGGCGAGTTTGCAAAGCTAAATACAATAGAGGTGTTTTGTGACTGAAATCATCGAAATAGATACATGGGCTAAAATGTCAACCGTAGAATGTGAAGGATACTCACTTACAAAAGGTGAGACGGTACAAGACGCGATAGATCAATTTGTGAAACGGTTCGGTTATCGGCCTGAGATAATCTGGGTAAAAGGCAATCAGGTCAGGATAGAGAAGAAAGTAGGGTAATGATGGACGAAAAAAAGGATTATGAACGTCCGTATTTCAAGAAGTATCGCGCTTTGGTTGATGAAATTGAAAAACTTCCGGCGAGTGAACAACAAACCAAAGTTGTCAACATGTTCCATGAGTTTTATAAGGATATGCGCGATTCTCTGGAGTTAGCTTCTGGATTGGCAGCAAGATACATCGCAAAAACAGCGTCAAAAATGGCAGAACTCATCCGTCTCCAGTCAGTCGAAAAGGAACAGGCGGAGCGGATTCGAGTGCTTGAAGAATGGATACCGGTTGACTATGGTAATCCATCAACAAAACTAAAATATCCGTGCGATGTACGCCACAACGAAAAGGGAACAATGACCCACTGGCGACACCTTCCAAAGGTAGGTGAATGATGGAACCACAAGAAATAATAAAACGATTTGCCGGAGGCTATGTTTGCGGTGATGTAAGCACTAAAGAACTTGGAACATATCTACAAGAATTGATTGCTCTCCGTGCTGAAAACGAGACACTAAACAATAGACTTGCCGTTGCGGTATCACTCAAGGCAGACAACAAAGACGAGTTTGACTGGAATGTGTTAGACGAAATTCATAGGTTGCGCTCCCTACTCAAAGAGTGCGGAGAAGATGCGGAACGGTTATTTGCTGGTCTTTTGCCAGTTTATAGCCAAAAAGGAAAGCCGGGTTTTCGCGGAGTTGCGCCAAAGTTTTGTGATTTTTGTGGCGCACGGCCTACTGTTGAACATAATCCAGAATGTGTCATCACCTTACATCACGCCCTCATGGAAAAGTTGAAGGGGGAAGGATGAGTAACCTAAACGAAGTCATAGCGAAGGCGCGTGAACCAATGCCAGATTATCTTCCAACGGTTGACCAATGCTTATTTGAGCCTGTTTATTCTCCGCGAGGAAACTGGTATTGCTTTGCAAACTACTTGCGAGGCATAAAACCTTGTTGGATACCGGTAAGTTTTTATACCGGCGCCAACCTGTATATGCCACTCTATTTTGAGTTGCCAACCGATCAACGTATGCAACTTTCCACTGTCAAAGAGGGTGAATTTGGCGAGGCCGTCTGTTTATCCTGGTTGAAGATGAAAGGGATTGGTGAACAATGAGACAAATGTTTATCATCACAATTAATGGCGCTCCGTATGCCTGCGTTGGTTTATACAACAACGATATGATTAATCTTTTTGAGAAAAAAGAGGATGCGCAAAGATACATAGACGGAGACTATATTCTGAAAACGAAAGCAAAAGTTAAACGGATTAATGTGTCTAGTACAAAAGATGAAAGGGATTGGGATAATGAGTGTTCTGGAATTTGTGGAGTATGACATAATGACACAAACAGCAAAAGAAATGATAAGCGCATGGAAACAATCACGCTATCAAGAGATAAGGAAGTTGTACAATGGTAAGAACAGACGAGAACTCGAAAAGCGGTTCGGTGCGCAAAACGTGAGCAACGCATTAGACAAGACATTCAGGTATCAATAGGAGAGAGAATATGGAATACGAAAACAATGTTTATTATGCACCAGAATCATGGGGACTTGAATTAGTTGGAGAGATTGAATATTCATCCGGTTCATACGAATTTGATACGCGTGTGATTTGGAAGGATAAAAATAATCAGTTTTTCACCGCAAGGGATAGCGGCTGTTCGTGTCCTACCCCATTTGAAGATTACAACTCATTTGATGATTTAGAAAGGCCAACCATGAAAATGCTTGTTGATGAAGTCAATCAAAACATTTGTGGTTATTCAGGTGATACCCTTCAAACCGCCATGCAAGTCATTGATAAACTCAGGGAATTAGGATTGAGGTAGTATGAAGAGCGTAATTACAAGTGAGAGAATTCCAATAAAATTATGGTTAGATGATATTGAGGCCGGCGCATTACAACAGGCGTTGAACCTGGCTAAACTTCCGTTTGCGTTCAAGCACATTGCGATTATGCCGGATTCTCACCAGGGATACGGAATGCCTATTGGTGGGGTTATGGCAACCAAGGGCGTGATTGTACCAAATGCCGTTGGTGTGGATATTGGCTGTGGTATGAGTGCTGTAAAAACATCACTAACTGAAATCGATACAGATTCACTAAAACTACTCATGGGTAAAATTCGAGAAGTAGTGCCCTTAGGGTTCGATCGCCAACAAGAAAATCAAGCGTGGGGTGGATTTGATAACGCGCCTGATATTCCAATTATTCAGCAAGAACTAAATTCATCTAAAAAGCAATTAGGAACATTGGGCGGTGGTAATCACTTCATTGAAATCCAAAAAGGGAATGATGGACATATCTGGATTATGCTCCATTCTGGTAGCCGTAACTTTGGTTTAAAGACCGCAAAGGTTTTCCACGCAAAAGCACAGGCACTATGTGAGCGTTGGCAATCGGATATTCCAGACAAAGACCTGGCGTTTTTACCAATTGAAACGCCGGAAGGTAAGGAATATTTTGAAGCCATGAATTACTGTTTGGAGTTTGCAAAAGCCAACCGTCAATTAATGATGGATAATATCTTTGCTGTTTTTTATAGATTTATGAATGCTGAAATTGTAGAATCAATAAACATAAATCATAACTACGCAAAATTTGAACATCACTTTGGAAAAGATGTAATTGTTCATCGCAAGGGCGCTACTTTAGCAACGGCCAATACTACCGGAATTATTCCTGGTTCAATGGGGACTAAAAGTTATATTGTCAGGGGTTTAGGTAATCCAGACAGTTTTACTTCATGCTCTCATGGGGCGGGGCGTAGAATGGGGCGCAAGGAAGCAGAAAGGTCTCTAAATCTTGAAGATGAACAACGAAAAATGGAAGGCGTAATTCATGGACTAAGAACTGCAAAAGACCTTGACGAATCTCCAGGCGCATACAAGGATATTGACATTGTCATGGAAAACCAAAAAGACCTTGTAGAAATACTTGTTGAATTAAAACCACTTGCATCAATCAAGGGATAATGATGCTGATAATCACAATCCACAATGAGGGTGGATCCAACGAAAGTTCAAACTATACCTACGTTGTCTCGGTCAACAAAGAGGTAATATGCGCCGGTGAAGTCAAGGGACATAATCGAGACGAAGGATGGGAAAACTTACTTGAAATGATACTGAAAGAGAGGAAAATGCAGAGAAAAAAACATGTAGTAAAATGTTAGTGATATAATAAAACTATTCAAGGAGAAAAAATGGATTTCACAAGTTATTTAGTTGCAGGCGTTCCGCTGGTTTTGGTTGTGCTTGGCCTGGTTGAATGGGTCAAGAGTTTGGGATTACAAGGTGTTGCCGTAAAACTCGTATCAATGGCGATTGGCCTTGTGCTCGGGATCGGCTATCAGTTGAGCATCGCAGTTCCGGTTGGATTTAGTGGCTGGTTTGGCACAATCGTGTTTGGACTTGCGTTAGGATTGATCGCATCAGGAATTTATGATGTCTTGAAAAACGCCACGAAATAGTTTTCACGTCCTGACTAGGCATACTAACGGTGTAGAGTTTTCACACATACAGGAATAACCAACCCTAACAGGACTTGAAATAACAGAGAAACGTGGTAATATATTAATGGTAAACGTTTCTCCACTCCTCCGCAAAGCATCCCCTTTATAGGGGGTGTTTTGTGTTAAATCCGTGTTAAATTATGTAATTCCCTATTGACAAACCAATCAATAGGTTGTATTATTATTACATAGACAACGGAGGAGAGAAAACAAAATGACAACAACAAAAAAACTTTACGCAGGAAAACACGAACTTGAAAACGGAAATTTTTATTATGGCGCTGGTTATGCAGTTGTAAATGAAAATGGAAAAGTAATTGAAGTTTTCTCAAATAAAAAAGCTGCCAAATTAGAATCAAAGCAATTCAACTTAAAATGAAAAACATAATAATTTTATCAATAATAGATCCGGTTGAAGGTGCAATTTCAAGACATTTTTGTTGTTATGTGTGCAAAAAATATCATCTTGAAACTGGAAAAATAGCAAATGTTTGGAATGAAAAATTTGAAACATCCCATGTTGTTGGTGAGTATTGTTTTAGTAAATTAGAGGAAAAATGAAAATTCAATATGTATTACTTTCAAAGATAATGTGTTTTCTAAGTGGTTGGATTCTAGTAAATAAAAAACTACCAAAGCACAAGAATAAAAACGTATCTTTAGGAATACTATGTTTTTGTTTGCTTCAAGGTTATTACCCGGCAGTATGTTTATTTTCTCCATCCGATAAGCGATGGATGAGGACAAGCGACCATGGCGACGTAACAGAATTTGTTTCTCATTGGAAATATTCTAAAGCCCCAGGAATATTTTTTGATGAGTGGATTATACAGAGAAGAATGGAAAAACAAAATGGAAAATCTTTATAGCGAAGCAATAGAACAAATAGACAAATTAACTAAAGAGCGCGATGATTTAATAATTGAAAATAACGAATTGAAAGAAAAAATAAAAAATATTCAAACAGAATTTTTCAAAGATCAAAGCGATGGATACGCAGCCAGTAATATGTTGAAAATATCTCAATCGGCAAAAGTATTAGGTGGTATCAAAACAGAAAAGAAAGCGCGTTCGTCCGCTGAGAACGGGAAGAAAGGCGGGAGGCCAAAGAAAGTAGTATAATAATTTTGGAGTTACACTCGCACGAGGTGAATGCGGTAAGCGACCTGGATAATACCGGGTCGTTTGCTTTTATGCTATAATAAATTGAGTGAGGACTTATGACAATCTGGAAAAAGTGGATTATATTTTTTGACTGGTTACTCGGAAGGTATAGAGTTTACGCATGAGTGAACTATCAAAGACAGACATATTATCTCTTGATTACGGCGGGAAGGTGTTACTACTAGAGCGCGTTGGTCAAGAGATGTTAGACAAGCAGATTGAGTTTGCGCACATTGCCGGACGGTATGCCGAACTAAAGGCAGACATGGAAGTATTGAAACAGGTCAAGTCGGTATTACAATCAAGTATCAAGGCGGAAAAAGCAGAAGGCTTCTAATGTCGTTTGGTAAAAGCAGAAAGAGTTTATTGCGGAGGACTTGCGGACTG